ACAATCAAAAGTGCAATAGCCGCAAGAGTAGCAGGCATGATATATCTTCTCATTTATTCTCCTTATTCATTGTGTTTTACCCCACTTATTTTCATGAGTCCAACGATTGCTATAACGTTTTAGCTGGACTTCTTCTTCTGGCCATATTTCTCTGTGGGGAATACCAATGGCCAAATTCCTTTTATCAAGTATGCATGGAGTTCCATATTCTCTCTCACATGACTTAGCAAAGTCAATATTTTCATAAGCTATTCCTTCATCGTAAGTTAAGTCCCACCTTGCGCCGTTCCTTAGTAACTCTACAGGAATAGCGGCCCAGTTTGCTTCCCAATGCTCTGCCGCACAAGAAACAACTCCTACAGGCCCAGGATAAATATCTGATTCTCTAACATCATACCATGAAATCCCCGTAGGACGCTCTGTAAGCGGTTCAGAGAATATACTGAACAAACCATATGGATCTGCTATTGCTTGGTCAGAGGGAGCGTCTGAGAGCGATACAAGACCTGTTATGAGGCAGTTTGACCAGTTTGCGTGATCTTCCACGAACATTTCAATGCCATTATCTGGAATCCAGATATAATCCTGCAAACTGATCATTAAATCAAAGTCTCCATCAACTGCAAGATCAGCAGCATTGTTATAAGCTTGTGCTAGAGCTCGTATATTTCCGGGCTGTTTCTCACAATCAACAAAGATTGTGTCGTTTGTAAAGCCATGCTCTTCATATACTTGAATTCTTTCATTGGCAAGTTCATCAGCCATACAAAGTGTGTATGGATGAGTTTGCCTCTTCAAAGAAGAGAATAGTATATCGAGTCCCCCGAACCTATTTGTCGGTACTACTACAAGTACATTGGTCAAATAGCAAGCTCCACAGCTATCAAGGCTTCTCCATAATCAACAAATAGTTTTTCCATATCTGCTTTATACATCTTGAAATGCCCATTATCTCCCCAACCTGCGCTCCAAGAATTAATGAACAGTAGAGAATCATCTGCTGAATCATAGCCGTTGGCTACATAGGCATGTCCTCCTGCTACTGCTCCGCGAACATCAACAAAGCCTTTAGCGTTGGGATCAAACATATTCTCTAGCCAATCTGTGCCCATAACAACTGGACCCTTTTGCTGAATCCATGCAACAACTTCATCTACCGAAGCAGCAAATGCATAAATTCCTAATCTTCGTCTATTCTTTAACGCCTTGGCTTGTGAGCGTAGATCGGTTCCATTTTCTTGTCCAGGCTCACCATCAATAACCTTGCATTCATAATAAATATCATGACCATCTTGATCTGTAAATTTATCATTGATAGGAAGAGTGTTACCCCACTGTGCTGCTGAGAATCCGACACAATGGTTAGTGTCAGCTTGATCTAAAATTTCTTCTGGATCAACCCACTCAGTTAAAGTAGTAGAAGGTGGCGCTGGAACAGGATTCAACGACGCCTTGGCCTGAGCAAAATAGTTCAGCGCCTTCCACCAGTGAGTTTTAGTTACATCAGGGTATGAAGTAGCCGCCCATCTAGCGAATGTAACAGACGTTAGTTTTAGTTCCGCAATGCCAAGGTTGATTAGGTCTGTCGGATCTGATAGTGAAGATGCTCTATCTACTCCTAGACCAAGGAAGTTAGCTAGCTTATAATCTCTCTCGTCAGGAGGAGATACGTTTCTACCAAGCAAATGCGATCCAAAAACTTTAGTCATTTAAGCCCTTTCTATACGAGGATTAATTCTCTTTCCATTTTCATTGTACCACCATGAGATGGCTTCTTGGGATATGGATGATTAAGAATTAATGAACCTCCAAGATCTTCTTCGTCATCGTCGTCATCTTCTTCTAGTTCATCCCAATAAATCATATCATCTTCGTCGTCTTCATAAAAATTATCATCAAGTTCATCTTCATCATAATCAGTTTCATCACCATAATCTCTATTCATATCTTCCTACTTTCACCCCTAGTTTTTCTAGACGAGTAATCATTTCAAATTTAGCTACTTGTGGCGACCACGGAACTATTCTAGTTTCTAGTGGTTTGCTTCCATTAAAGTCTGCTGTTCGTAATTCATTCTTAGACATTAAATCCCTGTACTCGGTATTCAGCAAGATCTTGTCAACTTTTGAAACTTCATCGGCATATGGAAAATTAAACCCATATTTCTTACCAACAAGCCGCATTAAATTATCTTCCGCCTCTCTGAAAAGGCTCATTGCATCTTGTTCTTTAACAGGTTTGGCTAAATCCATTAAATATGCCTCAGAAGCGTCATGCAAAATCCCTGCCATTCTATATTCATGGGGCAGATTATCATGAACTCTGCAAGAGTGTTCAGCAACACTATAAAAGCTAGTGGTGTGTCCAGTAAATCTGCATTGATTTCCTAATGCATGACAGATATCAAGCAAATTGATATCTTCTAGCTTTGGGTTAAGAGGCCAGAATAACCGACCTGTGTAAGTGACTATTGACCCTTTAGTATCTATCATATGATTATAATGTTAGCACAAATCAATGAGAGTGAGCAAATGCGGCGTTTGCTCACTCTCTACGGGAGCAAATGGCGGGGACGTTACCAAATGCTCAACCGTTCTCTAGGCATAGCCTAGATATTTACAGTAATATTTTAGGTATAAGCTCGTTGGGGCATCCTTTGTCTAACAATTCCTTAACATCCCAAGGGGAGATGTGGGTATGAACTATCAACGCATCTATATACCCACAATCTACCCCTAGTAGTTCTACGAAACGCATCCTTCTATTATCAACCAATTGTTGTAACCTTTGTCGGTCCAACTTTTGTTCAACAGTTTCAGGTACAGGTTTTTTACTCGGAGGCACTACCAAAGCCCTTGCTAGGTGCAGGTGATTCTCCTGGAGTTACCAAGCCCTGGAGGGCACGGAAACCAGCCATGAGAGCTCCTACTAGTGCGGCAAGTCCCAATGACTTAGCCGTAGCCAAATCGGGAGCATTAAGAACTCCTACTATTGAAACTAAGAAAGCACCAAGTCCAGCCTGTAGAAATGCGTCTAGGTAGGCTCCAAAAGGCTGAGAAAGATAGTTGCCAAATGAAAGCTGTGGCACAAACTGCTGAAGTGCCTTTACGCCTGCTGCTACTGAAGCAAACAGGGCAGCAACACCAAGAGCATAAGCCTGACTTAAATCAGGTGCGGCAAGAATTCCTGTAGAAAGAGCTAGTGTTGAAACCGCAAAGGCTCCAATAAAAGCACGTCCTGCTGCTGAGAGTAAGTCTTTAAAATTCATTTTTCACCTCCTTATGGTCTTAGAATTAATTTTTGACATTCTTTAATTGTTGGAACATGTAATTTATCTTTGCTCAATCTTTTAACATTCTGTTCATGAACTTTTGATATAACTATTTTCCCCTGAGATATATATGTTTCACTAAGCGCTAATTCTCCAACTATATGTGCATCAACAAGATTATTGTATTTTTGAAGAGTTGATCTTGAACTGATACAGCTTGTTACCGCATTTCGGTTAATTTCATTTCTAAGTTGTTTATCGTTATTGTCAGATACTTTATAAAGTCCTGCGGTCATCCCTAATGCAAGAATTAAATATCCTAAGACAGCCCGACGTACATATTTATTCAGAGCATTAACGCGATCAGCTTCAGCCGCAACTCTTCCGTCCTCTGCAATAACTCTATCTTGTTCTGAATTTTTATCCATGTATTAAACCCTGAAACTGTAAAAGCAATGCAACTACTAAAGTAATTGTAACATAGCATGCAGTAACGGGGTAGGTTTTAATCATAGTTGTCATTTTGAATCCTTTTCGTCGGGGTTTTGTTCTTCCCCGTTTGTCTTCCCGTTCTTTCTCTTTTCCTCTGCTTTGAACACTAGAGGGAATCCCATCAGAGCTAGGGAGGCTGTGAGTAGAAACGGGCGTTCGCCTTGGTAAAATATCAATTCGTGTAGAAAGCCGAATGTCCCGATCAGGTATGCGAGTGCTTCCTTGGTTTGTCTTGAAAGAGGCCACATAGTTATATTATCTTATTGTTATATTAGTTTTCCGAACAAATCGTTCCATTTACTATATGAAGCCTCCCAACTATAGTTTAACGCAAAGTTGCGTCCAATTTCTCTGATTTTCTTTCTTTCACCCCCATCCATTTCAGCTAGATAGAACAATAAACTGAGCCATCTGTTTTGATAGTCAAGATTGTGTGGCCAACCTTCTACTTTTAGATCGGTAAGAGCTACTGTTTCATTTAGAGCGCCTAACTTTGAAGTAATTGGAATTACGCCGGCAGCTTGATTTTCAATAGCTGTAATACAAAATGTTTCCATAAACTCTGTTGGATAAGCCCAATAATTAGAGCTATACATGGCTTTTGCTAATTCATTTTGATTAACTCGACCATGATTAAATATCCCGCCCTCCTCATTGCCGAGTTCATTCATCTTGCCGACGATCTGGCTCTTCATATATTCAAGATATGTACCGACAGTGTTTCTATTTCGAAGATTAGCAATAATTTTATCTATCATGTTCCAGCCATAATAAACATTTAACTCTGCTTCAGGATAATGCTCTCTTATTACGGGCCAAAGACCAAGTAATACATCTAGACCACGATCTGGCGAAGAAGACCAAATGAATTTAAGTTCACCAGAATCATCATCTGATCTATCTTTCTTAAATCTGTCTAAATTAATACCATTTGGCAAAATGGCCATTTTATTTTCATCAATGCCATAAAGCTTTTGTAAATGAGTTGCATGCCACTTTGTTAAACCAATGATTTTGTCTGGAACATTCTTGACAAGCTCTAAATCTTCACCGACATTAACATCGTGCATCCAAAGAAGTTTTAATTTTGCGTTAAGATCTACTTCAAAGGGAGCAGGAGAGCGAGAGGAGACAAAAACTTTAAAAGGCTCTGTTGGCAAGAAGTCTTGCGATGGCCAATATTCTACGCCTTCGTAGACTCCTGCATATTCGCCTGGAGTTCCAAATACTACTGTTCTCCAGCCATCGGCAGCAAACCTTTTTGCCAATTCCATGACACAAATTTCTGCGCCTCCAGATCCATCTTTCTCTATTGTTTGTGGATGCCAAACTTCAGGAATTGGAGATGTATAAAAACAGATACTTTTATCAGAACGCGACCCTCTTAACTTTTTGCGCTCATCTTTAACTTCTTCAGGAGCCTTGCCAATCTTTTTCTTTCTTAACAAAGCAATCTTGTCATCTAATAGACCGCTATCTGGATTCCAAAACTTTTTTGCCTTTTTATAATCCTTAATCGCCTGATCATACTCACCGAGATGCTCACAAGCAAGTCCTCTCAAAAAGAAAGGATAAAAACCTGTCATCATTGGTTCAATTGAAGCAACTGTATTGGGTTTTACAATTCTAGAAGCGATATCTGCAAATGCTTTTTGGCGACGATAATCTCCAAGTTCCATACAGCTTTTAGCTGCTCCAATATAGCCATCTGGCCAATCTGGATAGATAGCAATAGAAGTTAAATCTGATTCAATTGCCTTTCCATGTTCATTTTTCATTCTATAAAGGTCAGAAATTCTTGTATTGGCTAGATAATAGTCATCTGTAATTTCAGGAATCATTTCCTTATATTTTTCAAATGCATGAATTGCCGCATCGACAACTTGATTTCTTTCAAGACTCGGCTCCATTGAATCTGCTTCTGCCATAGTCTCGCCAGCAAAATAAAACATATAGCGTGGCTCTTGTGGAGATTCTTTTATTGCTTTAGCAAGTATTCTTCTATTTCTTTCCCGAGCTCCTCGGTCTTCTCCGCTTTTTCGCATATGTTCAAGCCAGCATTCATCGCGTCGGGCGAACTGTGTGCCTGGTGGCGCAGCACACACTTCATGAAGTTTATATCTCCATTCCCAAGGAAGATCTGTAGACATAATTCTTTCGCGCCATTGCTCAACTACAACTAAACCAGTTTTAGGTTCAACAGCATAGTCATATCTAATGAATATCGCTTGACTATATTCATCAAGCGATTCAAACATTCCATCAAGACCATTTGGAGCGTGGAAAATATCATCGCTATCAATCCACATCATCCAATCATATTCATCTTTCGGAACCATATCAAAAGACTGTTGACGGGCTTTCCCGAAATCGTCTTCCCACTCAAAGAGTTCTAGAGTAGATTCAATTCCTAGACCAAACAAAAGCAGGCTAAGATAATTTAATTTATCTTCATCTGTACCATTATAGGCAATAAATATGCCTTTAACGTGAGGTTCCAGGGAGCTAAAAAGCTGCTGTAATTCCTCTTCTTTAAATGCGTCCCCTAAAATTAGGCAAGCCGCTAACCTATTCTTCAATTTCTTCCTCTTCGAGTTCTATTTCATTGCTCTTGAGTATTCTATCAAAAAAGCGTCTAAGCAATCCGCGCTCATCTTCTGAGAGACTTAACTTTGCACCCTTGGGTGCTGGCGGCTTAGGAGGAGGAATTGCAGGCTGAATTTTAGCTCCAGTAACAGGATCAACTTGGTGACCCTTGAATGCAGCTTCTTGACGGAGAGTTTCAAGCTTCTGTTGATGCTGCAAGTCTTGGTTATCAGCGATTTCCTTAAGTTTTTTCTCAATAGCGGCATGAGTAAGTTGAGGAACACCAAGTTGTCTGAGAATTTCCTGCATGTCTGCTTCAGGAACTTCACCATTTTTATTAGCAACAGCCTGGATAATAACTCTCATCGTTTCCACGTCTTGCGGATCGAAACCAGTTGTTACTTTGGTGCAGCTTGCTCCACCCGTTCCGAAATTAGCTTCAAGAAGCTGTGGAATCATATAGCGGTTAATAAGATTATCAATTTCTTCCATGACAACAGCTTGTGACTCATGGAAAATATCAGCGAATTCTGCTGCTACATTTCTTGAGCTAGAACCACCTTTACCTTCAACAAGAGCCTGCTCTGGAACCATAATTGAGCGAATCTTTTGAACATCAAGGTATTCAAATGAATCATTAAGTGCTGCAAAATTAGCAGTAGATTCTACTTGCTTGAAATCCCATTCGCGCACGTTGGTTGGTCTATCTTCAGCATATCCTCTGATTACTGAAGAAGGCATGGCAACGTTAGCACCAGATCTAAGCTGCTCTGCTGTTGCTAGAGCTGCTTCTCCGAAGTCAATATCATTTCCATCAGCATCCTCTACTCCTTCATCAGAAGGATGGAATACTACGAACGGAGGATCGCCCCATTTTTCAAAGGCGCGGTCAGAGAGGCCGAACTTATACCAGTATGACCACCAATATCTATAAGCATACCCAATTCTAGGATATCCATAGAGAGAACCAAATTCAGAATCTTGTTCATTGGTAGCCCAAAGTGCCCAATCAGCAGGAATATCTGCTGGTCTTCCGCTTGCTCCAAAATATGATCCTCCGAGAACACTTCCAAAGGCAGGAGCGTTGTCAATACCTACGAAATCACCCTGTTTATTAAATCTTGGTCTAGCCTTGCGAGGATTCAAAGGAATAAAGGGCTTCCAAATAAGTGCTTTAACTCCCTTATTGGACCAAACTGGTTTTTCTGTGCCGGATTCTGGATCAATGAATGTCCAATCTGGCTCATCATACTCAAATCTCTTAACAATTGGGCTATAACCATAGTCAAGGCAGTTGAGATATGCCAAAATTAATTTGCCATAAATCTTTTGTAGACAGTTTTGTACAAAAGCTGCTCTTTGCGGATCAACTGAATCAATTTTCCAGTGAGCTCTAATAAGAGGAACTTTTACGAACATGAGGGCAAAAGCAATCATCGGATCGCGCCGCATCTGTTCTAGTTTTGAAAGAGGAATTCTTGTTACATTGAAAGGCTGACCAAGAAGGTCGGCCATCTCGTTCCAGTTAACCCAAGAACCAGTCTGCGACATTGAAGTTGCAAACTTTCTGTCTTGCGCTAATCTAGCCGCATACTTTTTTTGTCGCGCTACAGTTTCTCCTGTTTTTAAAGACTCTGCCAGGTTAACCATACCGCCAACATCTTTACCATTATCATCCATAATTTTCTACCCTCTGGGCAAGTATCGAGGAGCGCTGCTTTTAGCTACATTCTTAATTATATGCTTTTTCTCACCATATTTGGGCTTGGTTTTGCCAGGAGTACGTCTTCCGATCAATTTAATATTCTCCATAGCATACCTAAAGTTAGACATACAGTGGTCAAAGTCCTTAACTGGTTCTTCTGGTTCATCAATCATGCCCGGTCTATTTTTTCTCCAGGCCCAACTTTCAGCCTCATTACAAAACATCGGACACTTCATTGTATCTACTACAAAGTAGTCATCATTTAAATAGGTTTTGCATGTTTTTATGTGTTCTTTTACATCTCTTGTTACATAAAAGACTGTGGGAAGGGCTACTGGCTTATGCTTTGCCCAATCTAGACGGGCTGCTTTTGCTGCAATATCGGCAAATCTTCTTTTAACTCTAAATTTAGGATATTTCTTGCGCCACCCCTCTTCTTTCAAAACAACAAGATCGGCTAATTCTGAGTTACCAATTTCAGCTTTGTAAATCTCATCAAAACAGACAACGGTGCCGGCGCGAAGTCTTTTAATTGGTTCTTCTTTGCCATCTTGATCGTGACCATACACATAAATATCATGATCTAGGATTTGATACCAATTTACAGCATGGGGGTTAGTTCCCCCGAAGTCTGTTGAGCTATAAATATCTCCATTGTCGGGATCTGGTTCATAAAATTTAACACCATAGCGTTGCTTTGTGAACATAGGAAATACAAGCCCACCAACTTCAGGTCTAGAACATTCTTTCTGTGCTTCCCATGTATCTCTATCGTTTTCAAGAAACTTTCTATGAATATCGGTAAGAGATGTATACCCATCTGACCTAGCTAATCTGCCTTTGCATACATCACTAAATCTTCTTGGTGTTTCATCTTCCCATTCGCCCTTAACAACCTTGTGACATTGACATTTTTCTTCTTCAGGTAAATCTGGATTCGCAACTCTACAATTAGGAACATTCTCTGCTACTTCGAATACACACCATGTATAAAGCTTATAAGCTGAACGAAAACCTTTTTGATCTGAGTCTTTAATTTCGTCAACAAGGTTCTGCATCTGACCATGCGCCCATTTTCTTGTAGAAGTAATCCAGTCCTGTGCAGGAATTTCTCTTTTTACTTCATTACCTTCTTCATCTCTTTCAAGAATAATTTTAGAAGAAGAAATGTTCACAGCTTCTTTGAACACTTCCGGGTCCATTAGCTCTACTTCGTCCCTGTGTAGTTTTTGTCCGTGAGGTCCGTTCACAGCAGAAATAGTTCCAGGGAGAATTTCTACGCTTGAACCATTAGCAAACTGTGTTCTCTCTTTGTTTGTTCTAACAATGTCAGGATGCTTATCAATACTAGGAACTTTGCCGTGGTATTTAGCAAGCTTCTGAAGATTCTCATAAGCTCTGTTTGACTGCGCCCAAATAGCACCAACAGTAATGCTTTCGCACCCTGGTTTAAAGAGAGAATTCAAGAGATGGATGAGTGCAGAAGCCATCGTCTTGCCACCATCTCTAGAGGCAACAGCAATGGCAGAATCTTCGCGTTCAAAATAGATATCTGCGACGAATTCAAAAGGAGATTGATGATCGTCACAAACAGAAACTCTAGGAATGTTTAAACCAAGATTATCTCTAATCCATTTATGAAGTTGATCGTCAGTTTGTGGGCCGAGAGATTTATTCTGGGCTATCAGGAGCTTCAAGTTTTTCGCTAGTGCTACTTGCTGTTCCTTCGGCAATCTCGACAAGCTCTCCTTCGATAAACGGAAGGTCGATTGATCCATTCTCACTCAATTCCATTAGTTGGTTATAAATTAATGCCGCAAGATCATTCCCGCGCATGTCTTCAATACTTTTCTCTTCTTCAAGCTGAAGTTTTCTCTCTTTCTCTTCAGTTTCTAGAATAGTTCTAGCAGCAGCAATAGAATCAGAATTCTTGCCGCCTCTAGTAATTTCCATAAGGCGCTCAAAGATAGCATCTCCTTCTTTAGCAGCCCTTTCAGCTACTACTTCAGAAGCACGAACAGTTCTAGGTCTACCTTGACCTCTACCTTTGCCCCCAAATTTTCCCTCTTCAACTAAACGCTTAGCAACTTCACGTTGTTTTTCACGTCGTTCTACAGACCATCCAGTTGACATATCTCTATATTCTAACTGATTTTATAGGTGTTTTAAGCGCTCTTCTCTCTTCTTTTGTCTTCTTGCCTCATAGAATTCTTCTGCTCCTTTAGGAGTACCTGCTCCTCTTTTACTTTTTACATTACTTTTTTTAGTTTTAAATGGCAAAACTTTTATTTGTTGTGATTTATTTTTTTTATTATTTCTTCTTTTTCGTTTAGCAAATGCTCTTTTTTTTGTTACAGATTTAGACAACCTATAATCATCAGTTAATTTAACAATATTTTCATCTTTAACAATACCAACCAGCCTAAGTGTTTCTAGCCAAAGTCTTTTATTATTACCTTTAATCCTTTTATGAAATTCATTATGGCATCTTTGACATAAAGAAAAAAGCCAATCTAGCGGCTCTTCAAAGTTACCTAAATAACGTCCATGATGTACTACAGTAGCAATTCTTTTACAACCGACTGCTCTACATTTATAATGATCTCTTTTGAGAACTTCTATTCTCAAAGCTTGCCATTTTGGATCAAGATAATTTTTTTTTACCACTGTCTATATAGTCTAATATATAAGAATATTAAAAAAAATGAAAATTGTTTAATTTGTTAAGAAGATTCTTTAAACATTAGGTATTTCTTCGGATTCGTTCGTTACACTCACTCATCCTCAGAAATATATAATTGCACAAATTTTCATTTTGTCAAGTTATGGTTAGGTTAAGCTTTCTTTCCTTAAGAGTTCTTAACAAACTGTTCCTCCAAAGTTTGCTACTCTAGAGCAATGGATTATGAAAAAGCACTCATTTCAAGAGTAGCCCAAACCGGGCAAGTGAACGTTCTTATGGCGGAAGGAATCAGAGAGGATCATTTCTCGGACGAAAAGCTGAGGAAAATATGGAACTTCATGACTGATCATTACCGCCACTATAAGATAGCACCTACATTTGAAACTGTCTACGCGGAATTTCCTGATTTCAACTTTGAGACTACAGGAGAATCTGTCGCGTTTCTTAAAGATAAGTTTAAGAAAGAAGTAATGTATCGAGTTGGAGCCGAGGCTGTATTACGAATTTCAACTGAGCTTGCAAATAAAGACAATAAATATGATGTTGATCAGCTCTTTATGGAAGAGTCTCGTCGGCTTGCTACAATTATGCCGACAGCAAAGCTTCATGCTTTTAAGGATATGGAGCAGCGGATTGCTGATTATGAAGCTATGGTTGAAGAAGAACCTGGCATTAAAACTGGTATTCCAGAGGTAGATAAACTTACATTTGGAATTCAGCCGCATGAATATATAACGATTTTCGGTGCAACCTCTATCGGTAAATCTACTTTGTCTCAGTGGCTTCTTTTTAATGCTTGGATGCAGAAAAAGACACCGATGTATATTTCTTTGGAGATGGAAGCTAAAGCATTGTTTAGAAAGTGGGACACAATGCTAATGCAATTTAAATATAACGATTTGAAAGGGCATACTCTTCGTGATGAAGAGATTGAAAAATGGAAGTATGAAGCAAAGAAGGTTGCGGCAAAGCCAAACGATATCATCGTAATGGATGATGTGCGCGGTTGTACCGTTGACAGAGTTTATGCAGAATTAGTGCGCTGGCAACCGGACATATTATGTCTTGACTATATTAACCTTATGAGTGTGAATAGTACATATGCTCAGAATTGGGAGAAGATTAGTTATCTCACTCAGGAGCTTAAGCAGATTTCTCGAACACTCAAGATACCTATTATCGGCGTTGGGCAGGCAAATAGAGCATCGTTCCAACAGGGGGCAACTCTAGAAAATATTGCTGGTAGTATCAGCGCAGTACAGGATGCAGATCTAGTTTTTGGTTTGCATTCAGACGATGAAATGAGAGAAGAGAAGAAAACAGAATTGAGACTATTAAAAAATAGAGATGGAATGGTAGGTAATGTCGATCTTTGGTGGGAACCAGAGACAATGACATTTGGCCCCTGGGAAGAGACTCGTTATTGGAGAAGTAGAAGACCACAAGCGCAAACAGAACCCGAAAAGAAAGAGAGTTCTTGGGAATGGATATGATAAATATTGGTTTAAAAATATTAGTAATCGCTACTTGTTTATTTGGAATAATCGCTTCTTTAATTGTAGGAGAATATACAACAGCAGTATGGGCATTTATTGCCTTGATATATGTGGTGACTACTATTGTTGAAGAACAAAGAGCAAATGAATGGAAGAATTTATATAATGATTTAGCAAATAAAACATTCAAAGATTCTAAAGACTATGAAAAAGCATGGGACAGAATGTATGGGACAAAGTATGGGCCTCGCAAACCTAATTAGTGTAACTCCAAATGCGGAAGATACTATTGCTTATTGCGCGAGAGTATCTAGCCCTAATCAAGACAATCCAAATATCAGTGGCCTTCTCAAGTACATGATAAGAGAGGGTCACTGGTCGCCATTTGAAATGGCAAACATGGTTGTGGAAATCACAACTTCCAGGGCTATTGCACAACAAATCTTGCGGCATCGAAGCTTCTCGTTTCAAGAATTTAGTCAGCGCTATGCAAGTGTGCGCAATTATATTCTTTATGGAGCTCGCCGTCAAGATGAAACAAATAGACAAAATTCTATTGACGATATGAATCAAGAAGACAAACAGTGGTTTGCTGCTGCTCAAACAAATGCAGCAGAGTATGCATTTGAGCTATATGAACTTGCATTAAAGAAAGGGATTGCGAAAGAGAGTGCAAGATTCATACTTCCGCTTAGTACAGAAACTAAACTTTATATGAACGGAACTTTGCGCTCATGGATTCATTATATTCAGCTAAGATCGCCAGAACACGGTACTCAGAAAGAACATGCAGATATTGTCGCAGAGATTAAAAAAATATTTGTTGAACAATTTCCAGTTATATCGGAGGCTTTAGAATGGACGTAACATCTGAGAAAGAAATAAAGGTTAAAGAAGAATCTAAGGCATGCGAACACCGAGACAAGGTATACCTATATACAATAGAAAATTATCAGGGCACAGAAAATATAGATGCATATCGTTGTCTTGAATGCCAACATATCATCAATGTCTATGTCGTTCGCTAAATTAATGACTCCTTAACCCTAAACGCCCTACGGGTTCAGTACAATTAGTGGTCTGTTGAAAAATTCGAGTAGGAGCTAATATGGATGCCACTGTTGAAGAGGTTCAATCCTCTTTTTATTTAGATGATTTGGGCGAAGATGTTTTTAAAAGATCGTATGCAATTGATGACAACGAGACTTGGGAGTTAGCTTCATTCCGAGTAGCAGAACATGTAGCAGCAGCAGAAAGCCCAGAGCTAAAACAAAAGTGGCTACGAAGATTTTATAGAGAAATCGCTGACAATAGATTTATGCCGGGAGGTAGGATTTGGTATGGAAGCGGTAGACCAAAAGGACAACTCCTCAACTGTTTTGTTATCCCTGCTGGAGATTCTAGAGAAGGGTGGGGAGACTTACTCAAAGAGTCTCTTATCATTAGCGGAACTGGTGGTGGTGTTGGAATTAATTTCTCAGCTATTCGCCCACGAGGTTCAGAAATTAAAGGAACAGGAGGGCATGCAACTGGCCCTGTTTCCCTAATGCGAATGGACAATGAAGTAGGGCATGAGCTTGTTGCTGGCGGAGGTCGGCGCATGGCAAAAATGTCCTGTCTCAATGTCACACACCCTGATGTTTGGGAATTTCTTAATTCAAAACTTAAAGATGGTCAGCTTTCTAATACAAATATTAGCGTCATTATAAATTTTGATCATGATGAATTTGTAAAACTAGTTAAAGAGGATGGACAAATTGAGCTTGAATGGGCAGGAAGAAAAACAGGACAGACAGTTAGCGCCAGAGAACTCTGGAATACTATCGTTGAGAATGCATGGAATAATGGAGAGCCTGGCGTCCTTAATGGTTTCATGGCTAACAAACAAAACAACATTTATTATCATAAGCCTCTTGTCTCTACCAATCCTTGCGGTGAAATATGGTTGGAGCCTTACGGCTGCTGCTGCCTTGGAGCTCTTGTTTTACCTCGTTTTGTGGAAGAAGGTAAAATTAATTGGGAAGCGCTTGAAGAATCGGTTAGGATAGCAGTTAGATTTCTTGATAATGTTTTAACTGTTAACCATTATCCATTTGACAAGATTAAGGAGAACTGTGAAGAAGTCAGACGTATCGGCCTCGGTGTTATGGGATTGCATACTATGCTGCTCGAACTCGGAATTAAATATTCCTCACAAGAAGCATTTGACTTTACTGATAGACTATTCTCTTACATCAAACATGCTGCCTACGACACAAGTATTGCATTGGCAATCGAAAAAGGACCATTTCCTGCATTTAAAGCTGAGTTCGTAGATAGTGGTTTTATGCAGACAATGAAGCCTGCAATTAGAAGAAAGGTTAGAGAATATGGTATCCGCAACTGCGCCCTGCTTACCGTTGCTCCCACAGGCACAACAGGTATTGTTTCAGGAGTGTCCACAGGGATTGAACCTTATATGGCCCCCGTCTACTGGCGAAGAATCAAAACTATTGATGCTTCTCTTAAGACAGAAATAAAGAAAGTATTGGTGATTGAACCAGCTTATGAAAAATTTGGTGAACTCTGCGAAGGAGCAGCAGACATTTCAGTTGACGATCATTTCAAGATGCAAGCTACTGTACAAAAGCATATTGATAATGCCGTATCTAAAACCATTAATCTCCCAACTGATTATCCTATGGAGAATCTCTCGGAAATATGGCTTAAATACCTCCCGCAACTAAAGGGAAGCACGTTTTATCGTTGGGGTAGCAGAGAAAATGAGCCGTTCCAGCCAGTTTTACTCAAGGATATTCCAGATGTGCTAGAATCTACACCAGAAGAACAAATTAAAAGAAAGCAGCGCAATGAAAACGAAGCTGATTGTGCTTCAGGCGTGTGTGAAATTCCTATCGTTATTGGAACAGAAAAAGCAGTAGCTCAACCACGCAAAAAAGTTTATCTTAATGAAAAGGTGGTAGCATAATTGGCGCTTAATTTTACAAGAAGATGTAACCTATGCGGCTCCCCGCTTATGGGAAGAAAGGGTCATGGTTTCGTTACATCTGCCGGTGTCGTTTGTAGTAACTTTAGATACCATGATAAGTTGAAGAGAATGCAAAGGCGCAACAAGGCATTTGACAACGACGTAGAGGATATGCTATATTTTGAAGCAGCAGTATCAGAGCTTGACGATACAGTGTTAGTGGAGGTGAAGAAATAAATGTGTGAATGTGGAGAAAGTTGTAATTGCAGTTCTTGTAGCTGCGGTAAGTAGAAAGGAATAAGGGCTCGACAGGTTTCGATTGCATAAAACAGATAATGAATTACAGCGGTTGATTGCCTAAAATCACAAAAACAATAAATGCAGATAATAAAGATGCAACACATCTCTTCTTCTCGGGTGAGGCTACGGTCGCCCCGTCAAGAAGTCTGGCATACGCCTAAGCCAAGGAACCCAATTAGGTAGACTCTCAGGAAAGACTGAGTGGTGTCGCGGGTAATCCCGGCTGACGAATCGGAAAGACGATAAGGTGGAGGGAGTTAGTAAGCCCCCAAAAGCTGTTATAAGATTTATTGTTATGATATGTAAGACGAGGGTTCGAATCCCTCCGAGTCCATAAAATTATGTCATATAAAATAGAAAAACTAGAGTCACCGATTTTTCGTTCAGGTCGGCGTATATTTAAATACAGAATCTTAAGAACCACAGATAGAGAGACAGTATTTCTTTTTCAAGATAAGAAAACAGCAGAAGACACACTAGAAAAATTAAAATAAAGGGGACAGTTGGACCTAAGTAAAATTGATGTGTTTGAGTTCCTCTCAGAACTCGGAATGAACAACGTGAGGGAAGATGGCGAGAACGTTTGGTATAGTTGCTTTTCTGACACTCATTATCGCGGTGATGCTAACCCTTCCGCTTCGATGGAGAAGGGAACTACACGATTCCATTGCTTCTCTTGTGGCATGGGGGGAAATGCTGTAGCTTTTTTGGCAGAACTGGAGAATGTATCTCCAATTCAATCTGCTATTTGGATTAAAGAACGTTTCAATATTGGAACAGTTCCTAAGAAAGATTCACTAGTAGATAATGTTAAGGAAATATTAAGTAAAAAACCGACGACAAAAACTGCAAACTATAGTCTTCCTGAACTAGATGAAAGTGAAGCCGATAGACGAGCAGTAAGATGGCATAACCTTTATGAAGAATATAGAAATTTTTCTAGCCAATTAACTGAGCTTCCAGGGACAACTTGGGAAGATATTTTTGAATATAAGATTGAAAAGAATCCTCTTTGGTATATGTTTGACAGAGGGTTTAGTCCAGAAACTTTAACCGAATGGAAAATAGGTTGGGATAAGATTTCTGAACGTATCACTATTCCAATTAGAAATGAAGCTGGACGGCTAGTTGGCTTTAAAGCACGAACAATCAAAGAAGATGAAAAACGTCGCTATATAGTTCTTGGTGGCCCTGAATATGGTTTTGAACCTTACGAAACTAACAAAGTTTTATTTGGTCTAGACAAGACGAGAGAAAAAGAACTTATCATTAGAGAGGGAGAGCTTAACGTTATTGCTCTACATGAAAAAGGCTTTAGAAATAGTATTGGTTTATCAGGAAAAATTTTGTCAGAAGAACAAGTTGCATTATGTAAAAAGCATGGCGAAAAACTAATCATGTGGTTTGATGATGAAGATGACGCAAGAGTAGCGGCTGAAAAAATTAAGACTCTGCCGGTGCAAGTTGTTTCATCTTTTGAACGCGACCCTGTTGATATGACACGCGGAGAGATACATTCTCTGTTGACAGGGGCGAAGTATCTTGCTATGATGAATCTTGCCATTAAATAAAAACAAACAAAGGAGAAACAATGGCTCGTGGTTTTGGAGCATTAGCTTCAGCAAAGGAAGATATTGAGAGAAGAAGAGACTCAGGTGGGGGCGATTTTATTAGATATTTCCGCCTCGGAAATGGTGAGTCTACTGTTGTACGCTTTTTAGAAGAGAAGGAAGACGTTGCTTGTGGTTGGGTACATTTAGTTCGTGTCCCCTCTCGTAGCTTTCCTATTCAGGTTCCCTGCATTGATCAGGACGATGAAGGCCGTAGAAATCTAGGCAAGGATTGCCCTGGCTGTGAGCAGGAACTTGATCTTAAGTTCAGAGGTAAGATTAATATGATCCAGCGCGATGCTCCTGTTCAGGAGAAGGTTGGAGATAGATGGGAAACTGTAGGTAATGAAGATGCAGTTGTTGTTTGGGATGTAAGCTTTGAAGTCTTGCAGGATTTGCAGGAGAAGGACTTTGACTATAAGGGTCTAAAGTCTAGAGACTTCAAGATTAAGCGGGTTGGAGAGAAGTTTGATACGAAGTATTTCATCTCTCCTGCTGATCCCGATGGAGGCCCACAGCCAATGTCTGACAATGACAAGGAACTCGAAGACAATAAGTATGATTTGAATGAGCTTACTGCTCCTTCATCATATGATTCGTGGGGTGTTCGGTTTGAGAAGCCGAAAGAGGAAGTAACACCTTCAAGAGAATCTCCGTTTAGAAGAAGAACAGATAGTTAATTGTCTAATCTGGTCCACTTACATCGTCATGGAGAATTTTCTCTTCTTGATGGAGTAGGAACGGCAGAGCATTATGCAAAGCGAGCAGCCGAGCTAGGACAGTCGGCTCTCGCTTTGACAGATCATGGTTCTTTAGCCGGGGTTCTCTATCATGTAGACGCCTGTGAAGCGCAGGGAATTAAACCTATCATCGGTGCAGAAATGTACTTTACGCTTGATGCTCTTAAGCACGACAAAGAACACAAGCGCTTCCACTTAGTTTTGCTAGCTAAAAATTACGCTGGTTTTAGAAATTTAATGCGGCTATCAAGTCTTTCGTGGCAACCTGAAAACTTTTATTATAAGCCTTGTATTGATTGGCGCTTGCTGCGACAGTATTCAGAGGGTCTTATTGCTTCAACTTCCTGTATGAGCGGGATAGTTCCTCGTGCAATTCTTGCAGGGGATGATGAAGGAGCTCATAGATATTTAAATACATTGCAGGATATTTTTGGCGATGATCTTTATCTAGAGATTCATCCTCACGATGATAATGGACAGCGCAGAGTTAATAGAGAACTTATAAAACTAGCAGAACAAAAGGGGCTTCCTGTTGTTGCTGCTACTGACGCTCATTATCCTTTTAAAGAATGGTTTGGAACACAGGATATTCTTGTAATGATTCAAACTGGTCAGTCTAATAAGTCAAGAGAAGATAGAGAAGATGCCGCTAAAGATATCTTTAAGTTTTCCGGCAATACTTATTGGCTCATGAGCGAAGATGAACTAGTAGAGCAATTCAACAGTTTCCACCCTGAACTAAAGGAAGATTGGATTGATGAATTCATTCGGAATACTACAGAAATTGCTGATCGCTGTGAACATTTTACAATAGATAAATCGCCTAAGATTCCAAAGGCAACAAAGTCTCCACTAGAGGCAGAGAGAATTCTGCGCCGTTGGTGTAGGGAAGGATTAGAGAGAATTGGAAAGAGTGACGACGACCGATATTTGTCTAGGGTTGAAGAGGAACTGGCTACAATGCGTAGGCTTAGAGTCCTTGATTATTTCGTCATTGTGGCTGACATGGTACGATGGGCTAAAGACCAAGGTATCCGTGTCGGACCGGGCAGAGGTTCTGCTGCTGGTTGCCTTGTCAATTATCTATGCAGAATCACATCCGTTGATCCGATTGGATACGGACTCCTCTTCGAACGTTTTCTAAACGATTATAGAACATCGCTTCCTGATATTGATATTGACTTTCAGGATGATAGACGCGATGAAGTGAAGCAGTATCTTCATGAAAAATATGGGGACGAGTATGTAGTCAATGTTGCTTCTTATCAATCATTTGGTTTGAGAGCTTCAATTCTAGATGTAGCCAGAGTTCTTAATGTCCCTTATGAGAAGGTTCGCAGAGCTACAAACGCCATCCCAGATAAAACATTTGGAGAAACTCTTGAATCACTAGAAATGTCTTATCCTCCTATTAAGCAGTTTTTTAAAGAGTTTCCACAGGTTCGCACTCATGCAATGAGATTGCAGGGACAAATGAAGGGGCAGTCACAGCATCCTGCGGCAGTTATTATTACTGACGTACCAGCCATAGATGTTATTCCTATGATGCAATCAAAAGATGGTGGTATGGTTACTCAGTGGTCTGAGCGAGCTAACGCACAGCTTATTTCTCCATATGGATTCCTTAAGATTGATTGTCTTGCTACAGAAGGTCTTACTATGCAGCAAAACATCATTGATAAAATCAAGGAGCGCACAGGAGAAATTATTGATTTTGAAAGCATAGAACAGTTCCCTATTATTGAATCTCCCTATAAAGTAGACGCTCAAGTTGTTGAAAATTTTGCTGACGGTTATAACATAGGCGTGTTTCAGTTTGCTAGTCGAGGGATCGTTGGTTTGCTTAAACAAATTCAGCCAGAAAATCTTGAGCATGTTATTGCTGCCAACGCTCTCTTTAGGCCAGGAACGCTGGCTAACGGTGTAGCCTTTGAATATGCTGACAGAAAGAATGGTAAGAAATTCTGGAAGATGCCGCACGAATCAATGGATCAATTCATTAGCCCTACATATGGATTTATGATCTTCCAAGAGCAGGTTATACAAATCTTCAGAGCCTTGGGGAGAAATGTAACTCCTGCTGATACTGCACCATTCCTTTCTGTAGTAGCAAAAGGTATTGCTAGGGATCTTGATGGAAAAAAGAAACTTCAAGCATTCTATGATCAATTTGCTGCTGGCTGTGAAGATAAAAAGATTCCGCGCCATATTTATGACGAGATTTGGTCGCAGATTCTTCAGATGACTACATATGCTTTCAATAAAGCTCACTCTACAGGATATTCTTTGCAGGCTTATCAAGATAAATGGCTTAAAACTTATTATCCTCTTGAATTCTATGCTTCTCTACTCACAGTAGAGATGGGTTCAAGTGCTGATTCACAGAAGAAAGTTATGAAGGCTATTAGAGAGGCCAATACTATAGGAGTTAAAATTCTGCCGCCAGATGTTAATATTTCTGACGTTGGTTTTACTATTGACGGTAACTCAATTAGGTTCGGCTTGCAAGGTATTAAGTTTGTTGGCCAAGCCGCTGTTGAAGAGATAAAAGAGAAGCGTCCGTTTGAATCATATGAAGATTTTTATTCAAAGGTTGATAAGAAAAAGATTAACAAAAGATGCAAGAAATCTTTGGTGATGGCCGGTGCTTTTGACAACTTAGGTGGACGTGAAAAATGGACACTAGATGAAGACGGTATTAGAGAAGATGGAAGAATGAATCAAGATGATAGAGCATTGGCTGAGAAGGAAATGATGGGCTACTCAGTTTCTTATGGAGAAGATGCAGCGAAATATAATGCCTTGCTAGTTGATTATATTTCAAATGAATTGAAAGGCGATGTTCAGGTCGGAGGAGAAGTTGTTAACGTCAAAGAGATAAATGACAAGAACAACAACAAGATGGCTTTCGTGGATTTAAGCTATAATATGACTGACTATGCGGCTACATTTTTTGCTGATTCATACGAACAGTTTAGACATATTCTCACTGAGGGGAACACGATTCTAATCTCAGGAGAGTACGATTCTGAAAGAGAAACTACGATAGCGAGCAGAGCCATAAGTGTTGCTCAGTTGATAGCGGAGGGCTAATGTCATTAGAAAAAGCTAATCTAAGTAAAGTATTAAATGCAATTAAAAAAGAATATGGCGATTCAAATATCCACTTCGCCAATGACTATCCTGAGCTTGTAAGAATCCCTACAGGCTCTCTAGAGCTAGATGCTGCAACCTATGGAGGAATCCCTTTGGGGAGATGGAGTCACTTCTATGGCCCTCCTGGTGGCGCTAAGACACTAACCTGCTGGAACATCATTAAGCAGGCTCAGGACATGGGACTTGATTGCGCTTACTATAATATTGAGAAACAGTTTCTCCCTGAATGGGTTGAGCGCAAAGGGATTGATCTGTCTAAACTGCATGTTATTGAAGGTAGCACCATTGAGGATGTAGGTGCTAAGCTAGAATCTTTGCTCGGCGTTATCAATGTTCATGTTCTTGATTCATTGGCTCAGGCTGTTTCTATTGACGAACTCGCTGGAAAAACAGAAGGTTGGTTGCCCGGTATTCAGGCTAGAGCTTGGGGTAAAGTTTTGCGCAGAGCTAATGAACGCTTTGATGATAAAGAGAATGCAGTTATTCTCGTTAATCAAACGCGACAAGTTTTTGGTAAATTTGCTGGCTCAGAAGAACCTACTTCTGGACGCTCAGTAGAATATATTTCCTCAATGTCATTGCAGTTTAGAAAGTCACACTGGTTATTTAAGGATGACAACGGAGTTCTGCATGAGGGAGGTTCTAATACTGATACTCTCTCTGGTGACTCTGATCCCGAAGGTATGGAGTTTCAAATTCGAGTTGCCAAATCTAGAGTGTGCAAGCCATTTGAAACTGCTCGCATGAGATTAGATTTTGATACAGGAAACTTTGACTCGGCTTGGGAATTGACTAAGGCCGCAGCCTATCATGGAATTGCGGATCGCAATGGTTCATGGTACACTGTCGGAGAGAAACGAGTTCAAGGCGAAAAGAAACTAAGAGATTTAATTTTGGAAGATACAGACTTACAGCAAACAATTAAAGCCGCCATATTAAATGGCCATTCAAAGAAGGAGAGTTAATGCCACTTAAGAAGGGCAAGAAGCCTACAACTACTTCAGATTTGAGAACACTTATCGCAATTGTTCTTGATGAATCAGGTTCAATGGATACTAGACGAGAGGAGACAATTTCTTCTGTCAACTTTTATCTAAATAGTATTCTAGATGCCGCTGATACAACAGCAATTGTTACTCTTGCTGAGTTCTCTGATATGGGTAGTACAGAAGATCATGTTCGTTTTGTTGAAAGAAATACTCCTATCACAGAAGTTTATGAACTGACCGAGGAGACTTATAGACCACGCGGAAATACTCCGCTTTATGATGCTGTAGGTCTTACAATTCGAGCAGTTGAGAAGGAAAATGTTGATCGTTTTCTCTTTGTGATTGTTACAGATGGTTGGGAAAACACATCGCGTGAGTTCACAAGAGAAAAGATTGTTGATATTATCACGGAGAAGGAAAAGACCGATAGGTGGACATTTGTTTATCTAGCTGCTGGTCAGGATGCATGGGCTGGTGCTTCTAGTATTGGTATCTCTACTCCAGGCACCACTCGTTCATATACTGGTGCTAAGGGTACTACAGCACAGCAGACACAGGTTATGGCTGCTTCTACAGTAGACTATCTTGCAAGTAGCAAGACAGTAGCTCCCGATTTCTGGAGCGCCACAGAAGAGGAAGAGACTAAGACTACACCAAAGAAAGTAACGGTTAGTTCGTAATGACTCCACAGGATCAGGGGCGGGAATTTGAGAAAGATCTGGCAGATGAATTTGGTCTGCAACAAACTCCTGCCTCTGGTTCTGTGTGGCATTCTAAATTAGATTTAGTAGGTTTAGGAGCTCGCTGGAGTTTAAAATTTACTACTAAAGAATCGTTTCCTATAACTGCTACAGATATTTTAGAAGCTGAAATGGCTTGTGATGGCCCTGGAGGAGATGGAAAAATTCCTATTTGGGCAGCAAGAATTCCTCGCGGAGATTATATTATAATGAGGAAAGAAGATTTTAAAAATTTACAACAAGGAAAAATTAAACTAATAGAAGAAGATAGACCACAGGTTGCAGCTAGAAAAGCTAGAGCTAGACAGCCTGAATTGTTAAGAGAGGAATAATGTTAATACAATCATTTACAGATCCCTATGTAGCAGAAATACATCAAACTAGATGGAAAGTAAATTTCGTTATAGTTGATAAAGGAAAGCGTTATGAGTTTGTTGTTTCTGCTGATCAAGCATTAACAGAAGGCGATGGAATTTGGTTTGGAACTAAAGAAGAGTATGATAAATTTTTAAACCATCACATCTTTAATAAAAACTACGAACAAGAACAGGATAAAATTGGCTTTAACGCGAGTTGAATTGTTTAAGGCTTTAGGGGCGATCAAAGAAGGTCCACAGATTGACAAGTGGACACATGAAGCTTATAAACAAGATGAAGAAAAACGTTGGCGAGCTAATTCATATTTTAGTTCTTCCTTCCATGCTAGCTCATATCCAGGCGCAGATAAATCCTGTGGTCGGAAGGCTCTTTATAAGTTAATGAATTTCCCTGAGCCTGAACCTATTTCCCCTAAAGGAATAGGAATAATGGGCGTTGGTAAAGCTGTTGAAGAACAGATTGTAGAGAGATGGGCAAAGATGGGTATTCTTCTAGGCCCACAACCTCCTGAGCAGCTTCGTATTGAGTTTGAAGACCTTTGGTTAAGCGGCTATGGCGATGCTGTTCTAAATTTGTCTCCAGAATATTTTCACGTTTTACCAGTAGAAATTAAAACAAAAGCCAATAAAGTTATTGAGTATATGAAAGTAGGGGGACAGGCTTACGATGAAGCTCACTATTACCAGCTCCAAGCATATATTTTATGGTGTATACAAAACTATAGAGAGATGGGTTGGAACAAAATTGGGTTAAATCCACCCGAAGGTGGAGTTATCTATTATGTTTCGAGGGAAGACCCTAGGAATACTCATGAATTTTATATAGAATTTGATAGAAAAATGGCTATGGAAGCCGGGATGAGACTTAAAAAATGGAGAAAAAACTTTCTCTATGACGAACTTCCTGAGCGTCCTAAAGACTGGAAGTGGACAGAGGAGCCTTGCAAGTGGTGTCCCTTTAAGAAGCATGTATGCAAGCCTGATCATGTAGCAGGGATTGTTAAGCTTAGTGAAAGCGCGGGGGTAGAATTTGCGCAGGCCCACACTCCTAGCTATAATATTGAAAACGTCAGAAGGAGGGTCAAAGAGAGATGGACATACAAACAGCTAGAGCTATTCTAAGTGAAGTTGCAGCCGGCAATTGGCTGGATAAAGATATTCCAGAGGGTGAAAGTGATGTTATTGACTTGGCGCAATACTATGTAGAAGAAGCTCAACTTGCCATTAAAGAAGGAATGGACAATGACCATCTCCATGCTATAATTAATTTATCAAAGCTTTCTCCCCCGGTATTAAGCGAGCTTGCCGAATCGCCCAACATCGAAGGAAGCCCACCGGGGGAGATTACACAATATGATACTGGCTATCAAACAATAGATATGTTTGATAAAGATTACGATGGATTGCCTATTCCTAGAGCCATTCCAGAAGATGCTTTAGAGATGCCAACCGATCTGACCGAGGTTGGAGACAAGGCCGTTAGAAGGCTATACAGCGCGTTTAACAGCTATCTAGGACGTGCTAGATGGAAGTTGGCTCTTTCTCTTAGCAATCAAGCTAACGCTACTCACCTAAGAGATGAATCTTATAGAGTTGCTTTCTTAAAAGCTTTTAAAGCAAGCAAAGCAGAAGGTGAGAAACTATCTCAGGCAGTTCTTGAACAATTTGCCCAGGAAACTGAAGATTATAAAAATTGGAGTGAAAAAGTAAGAGAACATACAGATGAAGTAACATCTTGGAGAGCTTTAGTAGATATCTATGGCGGAAATGTTGATAGACTATCTAGAGAATGGACAATGAGAACGGAACAGTATGAACGCGAGCGCTAAGAGAGCCAAGTGGGAAATTGGCTATGCTTCTCATGGAAGCAATCAAATGGTTCTGATGCTTCAACAGGGTTGGGAACCTTTTGCAGTTTCCCCTTTGCCAGATCCATTCTCAACTGCCGGTGTTTATGTTTGGTTTCGTCGTCAGGTTATTAAATAATGAGCGGTAAAGATAAATCTTTATTTATGTGGATATTTTTTCCATCAATAGCATTTTTAATTGTCTTAGATACAATTTTAGTAATGATTAGGTGTTCAATTTAATATGTGGCCTTTTAATAAACAAAAATGGGTTGAAATTACTGTGCAAGATTTACAAAAAATGTCTCTAGATGAGAAAATTAATATAGCTCTTGAAGAATATAAAAGATTAGATGCTGTTAGGCAGACACAAAAAGTTCGTAATAGAAAGAAAGATTTAAATTTGGCTCTTGAATTTTGGTGGACAGCTAAGGGCAGAAAATTGCCTCCACTTGCAACTCCACCACTTCCTGACCCCGAATTAATTGTGTGGAAAAATAGCGATGGAGTCGTCAAAGGTTGTGGTTGCAGTTGTCCACAGTAATTGGTATTGATCCTGGCTCACATATTGCTGGCATTGCAGTAGTTGATAGTAAAAGAAAACTTAAATCTGTGCGGCAGGTTAAATCTTTAAACAATAAGAAGTATGATGACTATGATTTAGCATCCTATATGAGTTCATTTATGCTTGAAGTACAGGATGATATAGATATCTATGAACCTGATCTTTTAGTGTGTGAGCTTTGTAGTGTCCCGACAAATATGCATACAAATAAGCTACTGGCTTATTGGGAAGCCGCCGCTATGATTGCCGCCGCTATGAATGCTATTAATGTTAAAAGGTTTAGAACAAGCGAAGCAAGGAAGCGAGCTCTAGGGAAGAATTTTCCCAAAGGTGAGTCGGTAGCTATAATTAAATCTCAATATGAAACATCTGATTATGAATTTACAGATGATGAGTCAGAAGCAATAGTATTTGCACTAGCAGGAGTTGATTTTCTTGAAGAAAACTAATGAAACAGGCAAGAAAGATAAGAAGAAAGACAAGAAGTGGCCGGACGATTATAAAAGATTCGGCACCAATGTCAAGCCCAAGAAGGCCAAGTAACCCTTGACAGACCCTCGGCCTTGTGCTACTATAGGTCAATTGGAAGCTCGCATGTGGTGTGCTTATGCGCCTTGAAAGCGTTGATGGTCTTACCGGCCGTGTGGGTTCGAGTCCTACAGCTTCCGCCTTAAGCGCGTGTGGTGAAATGGGTAAACACACTAGGCTTAGAACCTAGCGCCCCGCAAGGCTTGGAGGTTCGATTCCTCTCATGCGCATCAAGCCCCTTTAGCCCAACGGGTAGAGGCAGCAGACTTAAAATCTGCACAGTCAGAGTTCGAATCTCTGAGGGGGTACTTAAACCGATCTATCCCAACGGGTAGAGGAAGCAGTTTCAAAAACTGTTCAGTCTGAGTTCGAATCTCAGGATCGGTACTACGAAGGACTACGCCAAAGTATACCGAAGCTGTAAGGGGTGGAGGTTAAAACGGCGGTAAAGGGTTCCTTAGCCCGAAATCAGAGGTCCCCGGCGAGGAGTCGGGGTAAACCAAAAGCCCTAAGTTTATTAAACCGCTCTATTCCAATATGGTAGAGAAACAGGACTGAGATTCCTGACAGTGAGAGTTCGAATCTCTCGGGCGGTACTTAAAAATATGCATCTTTGGTATTCTGGGCAATACACTCGGCTGTAACCCGACGGAGCAAGGTTCGATTCCTTGAGGATGCACCTGCTATAATAAAAAAATGAGTATTTTATACATACTTTTAATTATAATTGCAGTAATTGTTATTGTTAAATTAATATAATTTTGGAATGCATCCGGCAGGATGAGGAGCAGGTTTGCTAAACCTGTAAGGTCTTAATCGGCCTTCTGGGTTCGAGTCCCAGGCTTTCCGCCTTATAATGGCAATAAATGTAACAGCAGCTACCTTTGACGAGGAAGTTCTGACTAATGAATCTGTACTTGTAGATTTCTGGGCGGAATGGTGTTCTCCTTGTAAAGCAGTTGATCCAATTCTTAATACTATTTCTCAAGAGCGAGGATTAAAGCTGGTCAAAATTAATATTGACGAAGAATCGGAGCTCGCTGATCGTTTTGGAGTTAGATCTATTCCTACTATTATGATGTTTAATAATGGAATTCAAGGTGAAACGGTTATTGGAGCGGTAGGTAAAACCGCTATGGAAGACATGTTAAACCTTTGATATAATTCCTTTATGGCTAAACTTACTAGAGATTTAAAACTTGGGATGAAGGGGCTTGATGTAGAAGCTTCTAAGCGTTCTATCTATAGATACCTTGGGAAAGTTGTTAAGGGAGCATATTGGGCTAAGTATATTAAAGAAAGTTCTACTACAAAACTTTTTTTTGGCCCACTTTATAGGCATGATTTAATCAAAGCGCAAAAGCTTTTAGCTATTAAAAGAGATAGGCTTGGTGTCTTTGGTCAACACACATTAGATGCTCTTGAAAAAGTTGGAGCAGTAGATAGTGTTGCAGAGAAACTCTTTGAATATGCAGCGAAACCTAAGCCTCAGCTTCCTAAACTAGTAGAGCCAAAGCAAGGCTGGAATTCTCTTCATCATGAGTTATGGGATGAGTATAGTTTAGGACGCAACATGGGCATGGCTGATCTTGGGACTTATAACCCCTCCTCTAGACTGCCTTCTGGTAAGCCTTCTGACCATGCTGTTTATCCAGCGTGGGCATTTGATTTAGGAGTTAGTCCTGCTACTGGATATAACAACCCAGTTGGAAGAAAATTTTTTGATATGATGGCGGGTCGCCCAGGTATTAATTATGTAATTTTATCTCCTAAAATTTGGAGTGTATCTCAAGGTCTTCATGCTTATACTGGTGGGGATCATTACAATCATTGTCATGTAAGTGGCCTACATTAAGGATAAAAATGGCAGATTTTGCTAAGAAACCTACTCAACCGCCTTCAGGAGCAGATATGAATGCTCTTGTTTTGCGTGTTGATCAGCTGTCAAAGAAAGTTTTAAACAAAGGTTTTATTTCTAAGCTTGCTGCCTGGAAACGTTGGGTTGGCGGCGAAACTGAGTTTGATGGTACAGGATTAAGAGATGTAGTTAATGCTAATGCTTATGCATTAGACAGCGTAAAAAATAATTTAGATAATTTTGAAAGTGAAGTCAATCCTGCCATCGTGGATTTAAAAAAACGGGTGAGTGCGCTGGAGTCGCAGCCTAATACCCCTTTTCCGGGGTCTGGGTAAATGAGGAATTTGAAACTGGATATTTCTCTACGCCGACTGAGATGGCGCAGAAAGCTAAGGCAGCAGGTTTTGGTTGGGTAACTTTAGAATATAACGACAGCAATAATGCTGCACGAGCTCCTGCTGTTAAAGCAGCTTGTGATGCTGCTGGATTAATTTTTACAATTTGGATGACGAGAAATTTTACTGCAGCTGAAGCTCGACAGGCTGTTGTAGAATCAGGAGCTAAGGGATTTATTGCTGAAGCAGAAATTCCTTCAGAGAATCCTCCTGGTGTTCCTAATCCACAGGCTCAGAACTGGCCTGAATTAATCTTTGAACTTAGTGATTTAAATATACACAAGGCTGTTGTTACTAACTTTGCACCGTTTGTGCATTGGGATGGAGCACCATTTCCTGAAAAAGCAGCACCATTAATTGATGCTGGTTGGCATTGTATGACTGAGTGCTATCTTTCAGAAGCTCCTTTAGCTACTCCTGAGCGCACTAATTTCTATGCAATAACTAATCTTGGTTGGTCAGAAACACAACCAGTTCTAGGTATTTATGGTGGTAAAACGTATAGTGATTACCCAACCAGAGATAACTACCGCAACTGGTCAGTTTGGGATGCTAATTCGGTTCTCTAAGTCCTTTAATTACTTGTCTACCATCAGTAGGGCCGAGAGGAATAGCATTTATTAAAAATATAAAGAAATTTAACACAAATAAATAATTTATAAACCAAAAATTAATAAAGGGGAAAGAAAGCATAGAAATACCGGCAGTAACAAGAAGCCCTGCTAATGCTATTTTCCATATATCTCTTGGCTTTTTCGATATATCTATTCTGGCTCCTATTCCAGACCAGTGATAAACAAATCCGTGGAATGAATGACCCAATTTTTTCGCCATTAAAATATGCCCATATTCATGAGCATAAATAGAAAAAATAGTTAATATAACTATTACAAAAGAAAATATAAAAAGGTTATTCATACCCTACAGATACATTATACGAGTCTGCGATTTGAAATGTAACTACTCTTTGGCCATCTTCTAATTCGTTGGGCCAAATAACAGTAGACGTACAGTGTCCGAGGATCTGACCGCAATCAATATGAATAGGAATATTGAGTTCATTAAGTTTGTTGCAGAATAAATAATCTTCAGAAATATCTTCGTTCTTCTGAAATATTTTTCCTCCATATGCTGCTCTGATTTTATCAAACACAGATTTGCGAACCAGCATGCCTGCTGTTCCAGTTTTATCTACTTCAATCAAGCCCTCTGAGGGTATTTCTTGCATATTAATAGAAGAACCATCAAACTGAGCCACAGGACTGAATGGTTTTTGCCTCATTAAACAGAGGGGCGCGACAACTTCTACATTCCAATCCAATAATCTTGTGAGCATATCAGGAGCAAAGGCATGGTCATCATCCATGAACCACATCCAGTCTCCAACCATCCTATCTTCTACAAGATTGTTTCGAGAGTTAACAACGTCTGATCCAATTGCCCAGGCAATTTGAGAATACGGGGGCGACTGAATTGCTGCTAAGCACATGGCAAAAACAACATATCTTCCTGTTTCATTGGCTGCAATACCAATTGTCCCTGCTGGTTGACTAGAAATTTTTGACAACGTAATTTTCTCCTTCTCTTATATTTATAAGCATTATAGCACAGAAAAACCTCCGAAGAGGCTTTCTGTCGCGGGGCTACCGCTTTGTATTATATAGGCTCCAGATCAAGGATTCGAACCTCAATTCGCGGCTTCAGAGGCCGGCGTCCTACCTTTAGACGAATCTGGAATGAATTAAATATTATAACAATTGAGTGGTAACTTGTCAAGCCACACTGAGGATTTGCGCCTCACTCTCTGGGTTACGAAGCCAGTATATCGCTGTCTATATTTGTGCGGCACGTTAAATGGGCTATAAGCCGGGTTCTGTCTAGGGAATACATCTGTCTCACATATTGTGATGGCACTATGCCATTGCTCTCTACCTGAAGGATTAGGAGTCCTCTGCTTGAGATTACACCCCGTCGAATCTGAAGTAAAACGATAGGTATCTGTACGCGACCTCAGAGTTTATCAATGGTTTCCCATTCGCTATGACCTATCTCCTTCTTTTTCTGCACGTTATCTTATACCTTTTAAACCTAATATAAGAAGGTGGCCGGACTTTCCTCGAAGGTTTTTGAATTCCTCCGCATATTCCTACCCATTTAATTAGATACATCACCACTCGCTACCCACCTCAGATTCTTTTCTCGCTGGCCTACAGATTGCGCTGTAGCGCCGAGATACTGAGCCTAAGCCTTGTCCGTGTGTATCTAAGAGCCGACGGAAGGACTTGAACCTTCATCCTCATCTATACCAAAGATGCGCTCTGTCCATTTGGAGCTACACCGGCTTGTTAGATTTTTTTCTTTTTTCTCTAGTTAATTTATTCTTTTTTCTTTTCCATTCTCTGCAAAGATTACTTAATGCCTCTCTTGGGGATTGCACCCAAACCTTCGAGCTTATGAGGCTCGCGCTCTACTGTTAAGCTAGAGAGGGTTGAACTTTAGGGTCTAACAAAACCTTCTGCTATTTTATTTCCGAAGGTATCTCTTGTTTCTGCCCATTGTAGACCTAATAATCTAGTACCATTTTCATGTTGCCCCGCAGCCGTTACTTGGATGAACTCTGCATTCTCTCTTAGTTCATTTAAATTAGTCGCGCCGCCATAAGAAACGCCACTTCTAATTCCCCAAGCCAATTCCTTAATTACACTTTCTACACTACCTACCCTTTTTACAAAGCCATATGATCCTTCAGGAGCTCTATGACCATTTACATGCTCGGAAGCATTGCCATAATATTCTCCAGGGCTTGGTGCTTCATCACAACCTGCTAATAAAGAACCAATCATCACTGTATCCGCTCCAGCCGCAAGTGCTTTAACGATATCTCCTGAGTTTTTAATGCCCCCATCAGCAATAACTTTTACATCGGGATACCATTTTTTAATTCTACTTACTTCAATAATAGCTGAGAGTTGCGGCACTCCAAAACCAGTTACTTCTCTAGTTCTACAAGCTGCTCCTGGCCCAACACCAACTTTAATAACATCAGCACCAGCATCAGCAAGTCTTTCTGCTCCGAAGAATGTAGCTACATTACCTACAATTAATTTATGCTCAGAAGTATTAAAAGTTTCTTTAAAATTCTTAATAAATTTAATTACTATATCATGATCACCATGAGCTACATCTAAACAAAAAACTCTTGCCCCACAATAATGTAATTTTCTTGCTCTTGTAAATCCATCTTTAAGACCTAAAGAACAACCAACTTGTCTTGTCCCTGATATAGATGCATAGTGATATTCTTCTACATTTTCTTCAACAGAATTGAACCTATGAAGAATACCAAAGCCTCCAACATCATACATTGCTCTTGCCATGTGATGTTCTGTAACGCTAGGCATATTTGCTGAAATAATAGGAATATTTAATTTAAAATTTTTATAAAGTTCCCCTGAAATATCAGCATCTTTGCGACTATCTAATGCTCCTGTCTTTGGGACCAAGAGTACATCATCAAAAGTAAAAGCTGGTTTAATTGTATGATACAAACTATTCTTTTTCCTTATCTTTTTCAAATCCAAATGAACTTTTATTTAAGTCTGATTTAGTCATTATAATTGAGTCCCAAATCTTTATTTTGCCATCATGCATAGTGACATGAGTTTCGGAGTCGGGTAACCAAATTTCTTTAGCCATTATATATTACCTCCCCTCATCCGTATATTAAATTTACATTAAGAGCCACACCAGAGGATCGAACTCTGAGCCTCATCCTTACAAGGGATTTGCTCTGCCGGACTGAGCTTCTGTGGCATAGTTTCCTAAATAGGAGTTGCACCTATGACCTTTGCCTTCGCAGGGCAATGCTCTGTCTACTGAGCTATTAGGAAATAAGCTCCAAGGGTAGGGATCGAACCTACAACCAACAGTTTCAAAGACTGTGCTCCGATGCCAATACAGAGTGCCTTGGAATGTTTAAGTTACGCGCCAAGCTCTAAACTGAAGAACCGCGCTAACATCATGATCAACCCAAACTTGATTGCTACCATCAGGTTGATTATAAATATTTCCAGGGAATTTCCCAAAGAAATATGTAGTTGATGCATTTGAAACACTTACTAGATCATCTGCTACCGGCCATTCATTGTCCACAATGAGTCCTGTCAATACTGTGAACTGCTGTCCTGTAGTAGAAGATATAACTTCTAGAAAAACATCTCCAGAAGAATTATCAAAATAAAAACCATCTGCACCTGTTACTGTATACAGTGATGGAGGCGCAGCTAATATGCGCGAAATGTCTGTAACGCTTAATTGTATTCTGGCCATGAGTTAATTATATACTATTTAGGTGGATGTACTAGGAATCGAACCTAGGACTTGGGTTTAAAAGACCCTAGCTTTACCATTAAGCTTACACATCCAAAGTGGGGTTTGTTCTCGGAATGGAGTTCCCCGTTCCATTTCTTCCTCGCCATACGCCGGAAGCTAACAAAGGCACCGAGAAAGAGCCACCACTCGGATTTGAACCGAGACTCCATGCTTGGAAGGCACGTTTGCTAGACCATTAACAATATGGCGGCATATCCTTGGCCGCGAGTCGCGTCAAACTCCGCCAAGACTCTTTTCCCCTCTACTCTTGGACGCTGACGTAGAGATGAAAAAGAGAATCTATCCCGTTAAGAATAGAAGCTCCAACACTAGGGTTCGAACCTAGAATACTTGGTTAACAGCCAAGCGTGATGCCGATTTCACCATACTGGAAAGTTGACCGTAATTTTCTTTACTGCGCCTACGGTCTAGCCCATTAACAGCGGCATTTCGCCCTGTAAAGTGGACAATCAGGGAATCGAACCCTGCTGAATTCCTGAGTGCAAATCAGGTGACCACCCCAAGCAGTCCCATCGCCCAAGTGGGAGGGGTTTTCTCCCGTAATACAAACCCCGCACTCGTTCTGTTCCCAGGTCTAGGTGCGCCCTACCCGGATTCTAAGTCATATTTTCCCAAGCGTTACGATACTCGCCTATATATTTTTTTTGAATCAACAAGACATGTTCTCTTGTTAGTGGGCAATGTAGGCTTCGAACCTACGGCCTTTCGGGTGTAAACCGAACGCTCTCCCAAGCTGAGCTAAATGCCCATAAAATGCCCGTATATCGCTACGGGACGAGCGCCGAATGACAACGCCTCAATCGGTAACGTCTACACTCCGCAGTAGATGCGTCGGCCGAACTTTTTATTACAGACCGCCTTGAAGGAATCGAACCTTCGCTCATGGGGTAGAAACCCATTGCTCTATTCCGCTGAGCTAAAGGCGGAAGAGAGAGAGGTGAGCTTACTTTCTATCTTCCCTTCGCTATCATTTCTAACAACTACCTACCATATCACTCCGAATTAAATAGACTTACGGAGTTCCCTCAGCTACCTCTCTCAAGTGATTCCCGAAGGATTTGAACCTTCACCATCCTGTTTAAGAGACAGGAGCTCTACCGTTGAGCTAGAGAACCAAGCCGGAGTTTCAACAGCACAACCCGTTGTTATCTCCACGATTCATACGGGAATCGAACCCGTTCTAAGTGGTAGACAGCCACTTGTGCAAGACCACTACACTAATGAACCAAGATGGAAAGTTACATTTTTAATGCGGGAACCCTTCCATATTAAACCGCAAGCACCAGTTGAAGGAATCGAACCCTCTCCTAGAGTTTTGGAGACTCCTTGGCTACCTTAGCCTAACTGATATATTAAGCGTTTTCGACGGCCCAATTAGGTGTCCAAGCCATAGTTACAGCGGGAGTCCAGCTTGCTGAATACTGTGAATTAGAACCTGAGCCTGTACTTACTTTAATTGCTGTCATCGTTTAAAGATTATAGCATGTTTTTTCTACTTGTCAAGTGGACGATCAAGGAGTTGAACCTTGCTCTAATACCTTATAAGAGTACACGCGACTACCGGCCGCACCCATCGTCCATTCGGCTTTAGTGGACCCTCATCTCTTTATATTGAAAGGAGACACCCATAAATATAAAGCGAGTATTTATTTTATGTTTTCTAGTGTGGGCCAGTCGCCATAAAATCTACACTAAAGCCTAATACACAGTATAGGAATCGAACCTATCAGTACATGTTTATCAGACATGCGTGTTCTCCAGTTCACCACCTGTGTATGAGAGGATTTTCCTGTTCCTCTAACAGACTCACTTATTTTGAGGTAGAAGTTGTGAGCCCCTTCTCTCTGGTTCTACCATAACTCAACGGTAGAGCGCGGCACCCGTAGACTCCCATGTAGGATTTGCACCCACGATCTTTTGGTTCGAAGCCAAACGCTGTATCTACTTAGCTAATGGGAGATAATTGTGGACTTATGGTTGACGCCGTATTTTCGGGGTCTTCGTGGCTCGCGCGTGGGCGATCGAGG